GCCTGCTCCAGGCTCTCCACTATCGTCATCTGTTGGCTCGGGTTGTTCGGCATCAACTTCATTTAACTTTTCCTCAATCTGATCATCAGTCCAATCAGGGTTAATCACCTTTAGCGCACCCTTGCGAGACTCGAGACGTTTATCTATGAGCTTGATTTCATCATCGATAATTTTTGATCTGTCAACCATCGGACGTTGTTCAGAAAACTGAGTCGTAACCTTGATTCCTTTTGAGAATGCAATCTTCTGATCGAAATCAGGCTGGCGCATCCAATACGGATGAAAATTATTAATCACCTTGTTCCAGAATTCAGCCTCTACGTGAATGAAATAAGGAATCTGATCCTGCCTGTCCTCTGAGGTATCCATTTCGTCAATGACTTTTGAAATACCGCTGGAAAAATTCTCAGTGTTCACAACACCAATAGAGCCAGGTCGAATGTTACGAGAGTTGAGCCACATGGAAAGCTGCGCGTGTATCAAATTTAAGACCTTGTCCACGTCAGCCTCGGGCTTAATAACCCCAATCGATGGCTTAGCTTCGGGGTTTGAAGGATCTGATTTCAAACGCCAGAAAGCGTTCGGACTCATCGTTAAATTCTCATCGTCAATGTCAATTCCATAGAGAATTGAAAACGCCTGGAACATGGTCGCAAAGTTAATGTCAGAGAGAAGAATCGGAATCAGCTTTGACATTTGAAGTGTATCAGAATCAATTTGTGGACAAAGATCAAACCGTGACCGGTTTATGTAAACCCCAGGAAGTGTTCCGTAAGGATTAATCCCGTTCGGGTTATCATACTGAGCCATCATTTCAGGCTCGATTTCTTCCTTGTCATTGAAAATCAAAAACTCAGTGTCGGTGTATGCCTGAAACAAAACGCAGTCTTGACCATGCTTGTTTTTATATTTCCCCATGATCTTTACAAAGTGGGTGGGCTTCAGAGGATTGATAAGATTTGTCGAAACAACAAAAAACCGATCGCTCGGAATGACCCTTACTTTAGGAATTCCCTCTTCAAGGTATGGCTCTAGCCATGAGTATTTAAACAGGTTGAAAAAATCATTAAGAAGTCCTCCGTAGGTGTTGAAGTCCATCGACTCAACGTAATACTGCAAAAGATCAACATCCTTCTTGGGGGCCTCGGTCCCGGAAATATTGAAAACCTGCCGTACAGGTGGCTTGGTGTAGAGCTGCGAAAGCTTATCAATCATGCGCTTTAAGACGTTAATGGGGGCAACCCGATAGGTAATTTGTTGGAATGCATTGTCGGAAAGATATGACCGTAAATCTTTTAGAATATACTTGAGCAGGTCCCCTTCATAAATATTGAACAGCGCATTATTGTGGTCAATTTTTTTCTCCTGATCCTTCCAAACCTGGACCAGCATTTTCACGTCTTGCCTTAAACTCATAATTGAACTGTCCCCTGTTTTTTCCGTGCACCGCCACCGATAGCATGCCAACAAATTCCGTACCCTGCAGCGGTGGTGACATGCTGATAATACTTTGAATCATCCTCAATGTATTGTCCACGGTCTTTTAACTTGGTCAACCTAAACCCCTCATCCAGAACCTTGCACTTACCGTACACCCTAATCCTGATTTCACCACGCTGATTTTTAAGATATGCGTTCACCGTGTTATGACGGCTCTTGAGTGAGGGGTTGGACTTCGGAACCTCGTAAGAAAGCTTGAAAGGCTTCCCGTCAGTGCGCTTGTAATTGTAAAGATATTCCCGAATAATATCGTAGTTTGATTTGTTGTAGTTCGTGGTCCGAGCTGACCCCGTGGCATCACCATGGATGTGGTAAGTGACCGGGTAATCGAACAGCCCTCGGCCTTGAGCCTCTTCGATGGCATCAAGAGTCCTTGCTCCATCGACTATGACCTCATCGAAGAAATGAAATTCATCGTTAATCACCTGATAAAAAATCATGGACAGTGGCTTACCTGCACCAATGTTAAAATCAAAAGACAAATGGATAGGATGCTCAACATCAACTCGATATTCGTATTCGTGAAAATGCTCTTCTTGCTTGTATTCATAGTAAACAACGTCCTGCCTTATGGCCAACCATTGTCCCTCCAGCATTCGGAGAGCCATCTTTGGGTCGAGGTCCCTTTCGAGTTTCTCTTTGTAGGATTTAGGAAGAAACGGATTGTCTTTTGTTTTTGAAAAGTAAACGTGCTTTGTCGGGTCTTTCTTTTCGGCGAGGATGATCTTTTTGTAAATCCAGTGGCTGGGATCATCGGGGTTGGTGGCTGAGATAAGAAGCTTTTCCGGTACATGGGACAATCGTCCAACGCGAAGGCTGACGGCATCGTACACATCCTCTTGTTTGTTTTCTGATAATTCCTCGAAAGCAAACATCGAGAAAGCATACGACCTGAATTTTTGCAAGTTTCCATGCTTCCATGAGAAGGGCAAAATCTTTGAGCCATTGGTAAAGATAATTTGATTCGTGGATTTGTTGTGATGACAATTGCGCCCGAGGTTTCCCTCGAGGTGTTTCAAAATAAAATCAAGGAGAGTTTCCTTTAGGTCAGAGAAAACGATACGCCCGATGCCAACAGAAGCAAAAGGGTATAGAACACAGTGAGTAACAATAAGATGAGCCAAGAGAATGGATTTTGCCGAGCCCACCGCTCCAGATAACAAAACCTCATGCGTGCCCAGCGAGTAATCGTATTTCTTCCGAATATCACGAATCACCTCGTACTGGTACGGTATTACTTTCGGATTAAATTCCTCAAGCGTTGGAACCGATGACTGCATTACTCATCGAGACTGTAATTTAATTGGATTGGCTTATCCTCAGCTGTAGACAATTCTTGTTTATCCTTCTGATCAAGCCACTGCTTTCCAAGCCATAAGAGCATTGTTGGGTTCCCTTTCATGGCCACTTGGAACTGTTTACGGCGAAGGGAAACTTTCCCTGCGCCTTTCTTTAGGTTGAAATATTCCGAAAATTTAACGCCGTGCGCCTCTTTTACTTTATTCTCTATCGTGTCCACTGAACAGTCGAAATAACAGGCGAATTCCTCGAGCGTGCAATGAAGCGCGCAAAGCTTATCGAATTCTTCCCAATTTATCTGAATGGGTTTTGGTCCCCGTTTTTCCCCGGACATAGGGAAAGTATGATTTAGTCTCCCATGGAAGTCAACACGGAGACCTGTGCGCACTTGATGGAGCAGAAATAAAACGCTCCGACGATGTAATTCGCAAATTTTGATTTATAAAGAAGTCGCTGACAATGATGACAAGTCTTTAGGGATGTTGGGCTGGCTCTTTTGAGTTTGATTGCGTATTCTTTTACCACCTGTTTGACGGCTGATTTTCTCCCAGAATATCCCATTAATGAATCATTCTCTGCTTCATGCATTCATAAAAAGCCTGTTCGGTTGGCTTCGATTCAAAATCAAAGCCTTTATCCTTCAGGCAATTGACATAAAACTTTTGGCAATCCTGAACAACAAGCCTGCTCGGTGAGTCGCAAAACAGTGTAATGACATAGAAAATAGAAAACCAGTCAACAATCATGGTCTTTACATACCACAACTGTGGGATGTGGCAATAAAAAATGTCTTTACTTTTGATAATGCAATGCGCTATAATGTAAGAATGAAATGCAAAAAGTGTAAGAAACTTTTAACAAGTCCCCTATCGACGTACTGCGGCCCGTGTATTGTCAAGATCCTTATGGAGGGCCTATGGTCAACAAGGAAACTCAAGTAACCATCCTGAAAAATCAGATCGAAGTTTTCATGGACCCAGAATTTAAAGATATGGTTCGTGGGACGCCTATGTGCGATGAGGTTCAGAAAATTGTTTTATCTCTCAGAAAAGTAATCGCAATTCTAGAAGCGCCTCAAGCCAGTTCACCATCACAGTGAGGGCATCGTTTAGTTTTTTTCTCTTTTATCTTGGGTGGTGGCTCATCAAATTCATCATCCTCAAAACCTGTAAGGTCTAGATCGAAATTTTGATCCTTAAGGGCTTGTAGCTCGATATCAAGCATTTCATCATCCCATTCGCCCTCTTCTGCAATTTTATTATCAGCGATTCTAGCGGCCATGATTTCAGTGGGCGTTAAATGTTCAGCGATGAACACCGGGACTTCTTTGAGGCCCAATCTTATCGCAGCCTCACGTCTCCCAT